TACGCCAATTCTGGCGGAGTGATCTGGTAACGGCTGATGGCTCGTCAAGGATTTTCTCTTGAAGTACTGGAATCATTCTCAGGTGGACTGAATCTGCGAAGCGACCAGTTCAACCTCGCAGACAACGAATCACCCGACATGCTCAACGTCACCGTTGACCCTCGTGGCGGTATTCGTATGCGTGACGGTGTTGACCGTCGAAACGGCACCGCATTATCGCACGATGTTAAAGGCATGTGGGGATTCCACACCGACTCTGGCACTAACCAGTTAATGGTCAACTACGGAACAAAAGTCGCATATTCAGCGGCGACAAACTTTACTGACATCTCAGGTATCACAGCAAGGACGGACGGATCCCGTGTTTACGGGATCACAATGAACAATGTGGCTTATGGCGTTAGTTATGACAAGCCGTCGTTCCGTTGGAATGGGACAACGGCTGCGGATCTCGGAACCACGTTTGGGGCAAGCGGCAATATGCCACAAGCCCAATACGTGGCTTTCTGGAACAACTTCGCTTGGGTGGCAAACACCTACGAATCAGCAACAGGACACCAGTCCCGAGTTAGATGGTCAGCAGTCAATGACCCAGAAACCTGGGCCGCAGCAGACTACGTAGACATCGACCTCGGAGAACACGGCGACTACATCACAGGAATAGTCCCCGACGGTGACCGACTCCTCATCTTCAAGACCAACAGTGTGTATGCGATCTTCGGATTTGATTCCGATTCGTTTCAAGTGGTGACATTAACGAACGACATGGGGTCAATCCCGCTGTCATCACCTGTAAATACGACGTTTGGCACATTTTTTTGGCACGCCCAAGAAGGCGTGTTTGTGTACGACGGCCAAAACTTTACGTGGCTGTTCAGCAAACTACAACCCGCCGTAAACGATGGGCGAATAACTTTTGGTAGTGAACCGCAACTGGCGTGGGGAAACAACAAACTTTATGTATCAGTTGACTGGACCGAGGCGGCTACTACAACCCGTCGGACTTTCGTTTATGACCCGACTCTTGGAGAAGGTGGCGCTTGGGCTGCCACCGACATAGACGCTGGACCTTTATTCGCATACCGTCCCCCCAATCAGACGCCTACAGTTTTTGCGGGTTGCGTAGCAAACACGGGTTCAGTTATTGATGTTGAGGACGAACAGGGTCGTGACGCTGACAGGTACACAGACAGCACCGAAACCCATATTGATTCATATTTCATTACCCGTTGGGTAACAGGGAAAGACCCCATCGTTAAGAAACGTTGGGGTCGGCCCAGGGCTGTTGTTTCCGCTGAAGAAACCATTACGTTGCCCGTAAACATTTTTAAGGACTACGACAAATCTACGCAAACAATAAGTTTTAGTGTGAGCGTGACGGGTAAAACGTCTGCTTCTCGTTGGGATACCGCCAAATGGAATGAAGCATCAGGCACTTATGTTGCCAAATGGGATGCGATTGGTAGGGATCTCACAGCCGATGTCAAAAACTTGCCTACACTTGGGACAGGACGGAGTGTAAGTATGAAAGTCAGCGGCCCAACAAACAATTTCCATTGGGAAATCAATGCGCTGGCGTTCACATATACGCCAAGGAGACTGCGTTAAATGGCAACTCTTGGACCCTTAAACGATTTCGATGCGGGCACAGTTATTGTGGCTGCCGACATGAACCAAAACTTTGCGGACGTAGAAACGTTTGTGAACACCACCCCTGGTGTCGTTCAAAACGATTTAGTGGACGCTAAGGCTGACATTCTTGTTGCTTCCGCAGCAGATACCATCACGAAACTGTCCGTTGGCCTCGATACCTATGTGTTGGTGGCTGATTCTGGTGAGGCTACGGGTTTGAAGTGGGCGGCTTCGCCTGCGGATGCGACAAAGATGCCGCTCGCTGGCGGCACTTTTACTGGTTCTGTCACATTTGAGGCAACGAACACCTTTGAGGCAGCCAACACCTTTGAGGGGGCCACCCCGATACTTTTGACGGGTGCCACTACAGGTAACAGTTACGAGATTACGTTGACTGTTACTGATCCGTCTGCGGATCGGGTACTGACGTTGCCTGACGCAACTGGGACAGTAGCGCTTACAAGTGACATACCAGCGTCCGTGAACGGTACGTCGGATAACATTATTTCTAATCAAGTCTTTAGCTAAGGGACAGGTATGGCAACATATTCAAAAACGATTCTGTCGGGAAGTACCGACGGGCGAGGCATTCTGGTAACTGCTACTGCTACGGCAGGCACGTTGATTCATACGGGGAGCGCAACAGCGACCACGTTGGATGAGATTTGGCTGTATGCGGTAAACAGTGACGCTGCCGATGTCAAATTAACTTTGGAATGGGGTGGAGTTACAGTCTCCAATGACCTCATTGAAGTAACCGTTACTGCTGAGTCAGGTTTAGTGCTTGTTGCTCCTGGGTTGCTTATCAAGGGAAATGGGACTCCATTGGTAGTCAGAGCTTGGGCTTCGGTGGGTAGCGACATCATCATTCATGGTTACGTAAACCAAATCACAGCCTGATAGGGGCATTTCGTGTCTTTCCGTCAGGACAGAACTAATCCATCTACAGCGATATCCAATTGGAAGGGTCGCTCGGAAACCCCGAAGGGGTGGCCGAGTACCCGTGTTTCTACGTGGATGAACGGTGCGTTGTTTGGGGGAGCGCCTAAACACTATTGGATTCTTGCACTCCATGTGGATAGCGCTACTACTCAAACCACTGGGGGTGGTGTGGATGTTGATTCAGACGACAACATTTATTGGGGAGTAACGGATCAAAGCGGTAACAACAGTACCCATTATCTTATTAAGTTGGATACTTCTACTGCCCTTCCCACGGTCACCGCCAGTAAAAAAACGGACACTGCTGGTTCTGGTTTGGGTACGGTCCAGCTTTACGACAATAAAGTTTGGTGGATTGGACCCAAAAATGCGGAATCGGCTACGGCGTGTATCACTGGTTACGACAAAACCTTAACTACCCTTGAACATGGCGGTGCTACTCGGAGGGTCGTAATCACCAGCGGCGAAGATGAGTCTGGTTATCCCGACGGTTCACATATCGACAGTAGCGGTAATTGGTGGTGGCAGTCGATGGACAAATACAGTTATTTCGGTTGGCACACGTTTCAAGCTGGAATGTTCAAATCGCCTTGGCAAACCGTAAACGCAACGAACTGTCCTATTGCTATAAAGAGTAACGATCAAGGCACCAATCGGGGTACTCAGATATCTCCGTGGACAGCAAATTCCTATATTGCTGCTGGAACTGTCTATTCAAGTACCGCTCTGTTGTGGGGTGCAACAGGTACTTCTGGTCACACTGGGCAGGGAAGTAATTTCAGATGGTCGCAGACATCCTCAGAGTATTTCTCGGTCGTAAAAACGAGTGTTCTCACAACCAATGAAGGTGGAACAGATTACGCATATTGGTGGATTCTTAATGACCACCCGTCCAATCAATCCTGTTATCTGGTTAAATTGGATACAAGTGGCACCGTCCAATGGGTACGAAAACTGGTATTTACTAGCCAGTACGGTGCGGCGAGCCAAGGTTTAACAGGTTACGTTTGGGGGGTCGCCCCAAAACCTGCGGTTGATCCCGACGGCAATATTTATGTCACTTGTGGGTTCCGAATGAATCAATCATGGGGGCAGCCAGTTGTCGGTATAGCCAAATACAATTCTTCGGGTACGATCCAGTGGTGTAACACGATTGCCAAAGAAGATGATGGTTCTCACACGAATTGGTTTAATCCGCAAAGAATACGGATAAGTGAAGATGGTAAAGACTTTATTATTTCGATAAATCGGTATGGTAACCCTGCCCCATCAACGGCTGGTGCGATGCTGGCAAGACTTCCCACCGACGGCACTCTTACTTCCGCTACGGCACATTCTTTGGATAGTGGAACTGTGACATACAACACCGCTAGCTATACCGATGCGGCAGCCAGCGGATTTTCGATAGATACCAGTTACACGGGAGTCTCTCTTACCCAAGATTCTGCTGCCACCGATGGATCTGGTTGGCCTGTTGCTAGTGCTTTTACCTCGTATACAGATGAAGTAACGATTGACGGATCATGAAGTACTTAGGCCCAAACGATGAATATCCACTTTATGTCGGAGATGTTCTTAGGGAAATCCCTGAATGGGTTGAAGGTGATGCGTTGCCTGAAGGTTTCAGACAGGTAATTGAGACTGATAGTCCTGCCGATAGTTGGGAACCAACTTTTGAGGACGAGTTGGAACCTGATGAGTCTGAAATAATTCCACCGAATTGTGAAGGTGTTCGCCGTATCGTATCCGAAAAATTCTATGTTCCAGTTGCCACTCATCGCCTTGACGAAAATGGTGAAGATGAATGGTATGAAACGTGGGAAGCTCATCAACGAGAAATCGAAGAAGAAACGATTACTCATGTTTTGCACAACGGTGAGTGGTTGAATCCAGCAGAATATGTAGCTGCGATGGCAGAAGGCTGATATGGCTGTTACGTATCGCCCCTCACACAAGTTTCTGGGACAGAACAGCGTTTCTTTAGAGTACGAATTAAGGAAACTGTCTCAAAAATTTGAAACTATCAGCGATACGGATAGCGATATTCGTGCGGTTGCTTCGGGAGCTATGGCGATTGCCACATCTGCCGAGTCGGCTGTAGGCGCTGTTTCTGCTAGTGCAGCTACGAATGCGGCTGCGATTACGGTGAATGCGGCTGCGATTACGGTGAATGCGAATGCGATTACTGGGTTACAAAATGATCTTGAAGCAGTCCGACTAGGACTTTGGAGTTAAAATGGGAATTTCTAGGGCAGCAGCCGACTACGGCAAAAGCATAAGCGATCAGGCTTTAACGGTTTCGTCTACGGCTGTAGGTTTAACGGTTCCTGCTGGTTCTGTCGCTGCGATGATTACGAATGGTGCTGAACCTGTTCGGATGCGTTGGGGTACCCCCACCGCATCTGTCGGACATTACTTGAACCCGTATTCGGTTGTTGATGTGTACGAATGGGATATGGGCACAGTCAAATTTATTCGGGTTTCCAGTGATTCGGATATTCATATCACTTACTTCGGTGAGGCAGGCTGATGTCAGGTATCAAGCGGATAGCTCAAAGAGTCGATCAGGTTTCCACTGGCGATATTTCTGCGGTGACCACGACGGCTCCCCTCCAAGGGGGCGGAACAAGTGGAGCTTTAGCGCTGACATTGAGTCCGTTCTCGGCAGCTACGGCTACTGCGACTGCGGCTGATTATGTGGTTATTTCTGATACGGACGATTCTAACGGTGTTAAGAAAGCCTTGATTTCTGATATTACGGCGTTAGCTACGGTCGATGTTGAGAGTGCGACTTTGCAGATTGCAGGTCAGGTGTTTAGCTAATGGCATACGGCGCGGGATTTACTGGAAGTAATCAGACTACTTCTCGTGCCGTCACGCTCGGATACGGGTTGGATGATATTCAACGTGCCCGTGAGGGTGCTGAACGTACGGGTGTTTTAAATCGTTTCGCATTGACTAAAAAGTTTCAAAATTTGGCTCGGTCGTTGCCTGGGCAATTTAATCAGCGGGGGATGATTGATTCTGGTTTGCGGCAGCGTGCGCGTGAGCGCCTCGCTGCGCAAAAACAGTTGGAACAATATGGTTTAGCTGCGCAGACAGCGGAGGCTCAGGCTCAGTTGGATCGTCAGCGTGCTCTTTTGGAGGAGCAGTTTGCTGGTGGTTTGATGGATGATGAGGTTGCTAATGCGTTGCGGCGGTTTGGTGTTGCTCAAACTATTCAAGGTCTGGTGGGGTAATGGTTGACCGATACTTGGGGCCTCCTGCACGGAAAAAGAAAGAGCTTAGTCAGGCTGCCGATACCGCCATGTTGGGGCGTGGTGATGCACCATTTGCTCGGCGGATGGCCCAGCGCGCCCAATATGCAGATCCTGGCAGGCGTTTAGATCTTGACGCAAATAAACTTACTGGTCGTGCGGGTTCTGTTCCTTTAGATCAATCGATGATAGAAGCTATCGCGATGGGATCTCAAGCTCGTTTTCCTTTAGCTCGAACTGAAGCAGAACAAGAGTTGTATGGTGGGGTTGGAACTCCTGATACGGCTATGGGTTATAGTCCTCGCCAGCAAGCGGCAGCACGTCTTGCTGGTTTGCAACTGTCTCCTGGTGAACGGGATTCAGCAAGTAGTGGGGCCTTGACTGCTCCCGTAAATCGAACCGTTGGCTGGTTAGCTTCCGCTGGAGTTGACAATACGATGCTCGATGATTCACGATTTGATGAGATAAGTGGGTGGCAGCGGCCCTATGGGTTAGGCAAGACCGTCGATCAAGGCCTGGGGTTTGATGCTTTAAATATTGATTTGGATGTAATAGG